GTAGCGACAAGCACGATCCATGATGCTTTCTTTGCGAATGCCGCAGATATGATTTCGGCTCGTGCAGGGTTAAGGGAGTTGTATGCAAAAGCGGTGGATAAACAATCTGTAAAAGCTACATTAGATGAGATGCACGCACGTGGTCTCCCTGATGAGCTGTATCAAAAGTATTTAGAAGAAGCGATCGAGAAGAGTTTAATACCAATCGAAGGCGTTTCAAAAATCAATGGTGTATACCTAAAGAAGTCAGATATCTTGACTAAAGAGGATGTACTTTCTCCAATACCTAGACCTGCAGATTTTGCAGACGATTTAGGATTTTATGGAGTGGGCTAACCACTCTTGTATAGGATAGTAAAATGAATTTATGGCAAGAGAGTTGTTGAAGAGAAAGAACAGCTCGACGACAAGATTTTATGATAGACATAATTGGCGCATTACTTTTTGGCGCAGTGTGCATACCAGGCCTACCCCCCTCCTTTGCGTTTAGACGCAGAACGTAGGTTGGCGATAGAGGTGTCACAGCTCTCTCTGTGGCAATCAAACGGCTGTGCCGACAACTTAATAGATTTGTAATCTAGGAAATAAAAATGAGCGAAACAAACGACGAAAACAAACCTGCTCCAGCAACACCACCTGCGGCAGATCCAACTCCACCACCACCTGCTGCGGCGCCTATCGATGCCGAAACAACTTCCGCTACAAAAACAGTCACATTGACTGAAGCAGAATTAGAAGCACTGGTACGTGAGCGGTTGAAGCCTATTAAAGGTAACCTGGATAATGCCTTTGCGGAGCGTGACGCTGCATTAGCAAAAGCGGAAGCGTTTGAAAAGAAAGAACGTGATGCGGAAATTGCCCGCTTAACTGAAGAAGGTAAGCATAAAGAAGCCTATGAAATTCAGTTAGCGGAACGTGATTCCAAAATCGCAGCATTGAGTAAAAGAACAACTGAATTATCCCGTGATAATGAACTGTCAGCTGTGCTGGGTTCTTATACATTCAGAAATGAAGCAGCAGCGGATATGATGCGCAGTAAAGTATTGGCTGAATTAGTTCAGCAAGATGACGGTAACTGGGCTCATAAATCAGGCGTCTCTATAAGAGATTATGTCAAAGTCTTCTCTGCAAATGAGGATAATGCATTCTTATTCAAGCAAAAAACATCATCAGGCACCGGCAGTCACGGCGCCTCACCAACACCCGGCACATCAACTAAGACGTCTATCTTTGATATGACTCAAGACGAAGTGCTTACACATATCGCAGAAGGCAAACCTCTTCCGAGAAGAGGCTCGTCATAACCTTTGGAGTTTTAAATGGCAGCACGTACAGACGTAGCAGGCGCAAGTAATTTCGTCCTACAAGAAGCAATTAGCGCATACAGTGATGAGGCGTACACAAACGCTCGTAAATTATCTGGTACAGGTATCGTCGGTGACAATCCGTTGATTGATACGTCTACGGAATCATTCATTGGCCAGGTTCGTTGGTTCAAACCATTGAATCCTACTATCAATGTTGCGTCTATTACTGACTCAACAGATGGTACAACAACAAGTTTCAATTCTGACTACTTGACATACATCAAAACAGTTCGTACATACGGTGCTGAAAAAGTCAACATGCAATCTGTTGTAACACAAAAAGACGGCTTGGCTAAAATGGGCCGTGATTTTGGTGAAACTAAAGCACAAGACGAACACAACGCTATCTTGTCTGTATTGAAAGGCGTTGCAATGGCAGAAGCATTATACGGTGCTTCTAAAGCTGGTGGCGCAACTGCCGGTTTAGGTGGTCAATCATTCTCGAATGATCCTACAAGTAAAAGTTACGGCTTCTACTACGACGCCGGTAATACAGCATTGATGTTGGCCGCAGGTGGCGCTTCTGGCTCTAATGCAGCTATCACAGGTGCTGTTCGTGCGGAAACAATCTTACAAGCATTCGGTACAGCGTTTAAAGACTATGAACCGTCATATGCATATCTGGTAATTAGCCCTAAAACAATGGCGTCTTTCCGTTCCGCAAACTTGGTTGACGAAGATCGTATTACTGAAGGTAACATGAACTTCGATACAATCTTCCAAGGCAAATTCCGC